CTAAGGCCACCACTCCAGAGGCCATGCGCTGCATGGGCTGACATAGCAATAACCGTAGCCAGTCGCGAGGTGCGTCCAGTCGATTGTTTTCCACGTGGATGTGTCCTCAAAGACGTCCGAGGTGCAGGTCTTTGTAGTATCGGTTGAATCCGCTCCCCCGGCGCATGGCACCGTCATGTTCTTGATGCCGTAAACATCGTCTCCAGCATTCCTGAATCGGGACTTTGCAACGCGGGTAGTTGCGCTGCCAAAAGAAGCTTCTTTTACCCCGTATGGAGCTTCAATCGTGTTGACGCTAATTCCATACTCCAGGTACTGCAAAACCAAGTGCTTTCCGCTCACGTTTGCCACTGCGGGCACCCACGAGGCCTGACAGCCCGTGCCGTCGGCAACCGTGCGCTCCGTATCGGTTTCGTCAGTGTAGGTTGCACCCAACGTAAACGGCACCTCATCGAGCATCCCAATCGCGTCGGCGCAAGCATCGAAAATCGTGTAGGGGCCGCTCAATGTCAGCGTTCCAGATTCGTGGTATTTATACCAGGTCATGAACTCCCCGCCGCCCAGCGCCCCCGTCCACCTCTCCGCAGTGCCCCCAGACGCACCCAGCGACGCCGTTGCGCTAGCTGTGTAAAGCCAGCCCATGTCAAACCCGTACCACTCCTCGCTAGGGTAGTCCACCTGAGACTCCGTCACCGTCCCCGTGCCCATGTCCATCGCCCATGAATACGTCCCCGTGCCAGCCGGACCCGTAAACGTCATCGTCTCACTGCAGACCTGCCCGGTATCCTGGTCCACGGTTTGATTGCGCACAATGCGGCCGGTCCAATTCAGCACCCACGGACCGTCCTCAGTCGTCGTCGATTTGTAACGCTCAAACGTGACATCGAATTCAATCGACAAATACCGTGTGCAACTGAACTTCGACGTGGGATCCCTCTGCACCTGGTGCCCGCCAGCGTGCACCCCCAGCAGCACCGTGTTGACCGCATCATATGCTGCGGAATACCCCGGTGCCCAGATCTTCGTCCCCCGCATTGCCGGCGTCACCTCCGCTTCCCCTAAAAACGCATGCACGGCGGACGACGTAAACCACTCAGCCACATTCTGGCAGGTACAATCGCCAATCGTGTCCATAGCTCAATACGGTTCCGTGCCGATCACCAACATGTGTTTCAGCGTGTTGTCGATGCAGATCGGCACCTCGCGCACCGTCAGCACCCTCGCTCCGCACGCCGTCAGTGTTACCGAGATTCCACCCGTCCCATCCACCGGCGCCCCGGTCGAGGCATCGTATTTCCGCATTGAAATCTCCGGCTCATCGTACGCCTTCAGCCGGATCATCGCCGCCCCCGTGGCTGGAGGCGCCGCCACGCTGAAGAGTTGGTGCATTGGTAAGCCCGCTGCGGTGTTCTCTTTCGGCAGATTCTTGGCTAGTGTCACCTTCCCACCACCCGACACCGCCCCCCGCGCCTGCGTGCCCGGATCCGACCATACCCGGCGCCCCCGATTGATCAGAAATAACCTGGTCAAATCGCTCGCGCTCAGCGGGCGGGCCGGGCCCAGCGTGATCGTCGTTCGGCCAGTGCCGTACTCCCGCTTAATCGAGTTAATCTGCGCGGCCATCGTAGCCCATTCGGTGCGCCCCCCGGTCAGATTCAGCGTGTTAGCCATCCCCACCGCGGAGCTCACCTCAGCCTCCACAAGCGTCACCTGGCCGTCGTATTGCAGGGTAGCGAGCGATTCATAAATCGACTGCGCCAGCCCGGTCGGGATCTCCTCAGCCTCCGCGCCCGATGCCGTCGCCGAATACGTCCCCGTCACCCCATTCGTTAAAGTCAGTTTCGCGGTCAATAGTTTGTTCTTCACCTGGCTAAACGGAAAGCCGTCCGAGACCGCGCTCATCTCCTGGTAAGCCGCCAGCACCGAAATCGTCACCTGTTTGCTCAAAATCGGATTCCCGTCAATTCGCATCCACTCGCAGATGTGCCCGTCCTTCAGCTTCCGAGGATAATCAGCCAGGTCAACGGCAACGCCCGCTTCGTCCTTAATTTGGAACGTGCCGTCAACGAGTGGATAATACACATCAGGCACCACGCGACCACTTTGAAGCTCTGGAACGTGTTTCTTCCACCAGTCGAACGAATTCGACACCGCCTCTGTTTCCAGCGACCCCACCACACTCGTCCGCGAAAAGCCGCTCATCTCCACCGTCTGGAGCACCACCCGCAGCCCCCCGTCCGGATCCAGCGCACTGTTCGCGCCGTGGGGGCCGTACTTCTGCTTCACCACCTCGATCCATGCCGTCTCGTCGACCGTATGCTGCTGCTTGAACAGGATCACCACGCTGCGCGCCTGCAGGTCATAGCGCGGCACCAACCGAATCGACTCATGCTTCACCCCGTCCGCGATCGCCACGCTCGCCGGCGTGCAATTCCCCCGCGACTTCACCATCACCGTGGGCGGAGCGGTCGAATGATCAAAAACCACCCGCGCATCCGGGCTGCACCGGAGGCAATACTCTATAGCCTCAGCGCACGTTATATCCTGCGCCTGGTAGGTCGGGAGATTCACCGCCACGTCTATCGTCCCGATCTGAAACGGCGCGGCCAGCGATTGCGCGGAATACTGATCCAGCACATGCTGCAGGATGTCCCCGATCTGCTCCCCCGTGTTCCTCAAAATCCACGTGCCGGCGCCCGTCACCTTCTGGAGCAAAATCACGCTCGATTGCATGATCTCCGTGAGATCCTCAGGATCCCCGTCATAGCGGTAAATCGTCTGTTGGTACGGGCAGCTCCGAATATGGTACCACGGATCCCCGAACTGGTAGGTCACCCCCTCAAACTCCGGCGCGCCATCCAGGATATGCAGTAGCCGCGTCCCTTGGAACTCGCGCGCGCCACCGCTAAACACCCCCGCGCTGAGCGACCGACCCCGCCACAGAGTTATCGCAGCCTCGAAATCCCAGAGTGCATCATCAGTAATGCTCGCCCCTGGTACCGGTACCGTCAGCACCCCCATTTCGAGATTTGTGATCTCAAGAACGATGTCCTCGCTCACGCCCCAATCGGCCAAAGTTTTCTCCACCGACCCCGCCTGAATCGTCCAATAGGTTGCCATACTAGATTGAGCCCGGCCTGCCCAAGACTTCCCTCAATTGTTTCTGCGTTTCCGCTTTAAACACCCGAGTCTCCTGCAATTCCTTCAACAACAACTCAGCCCCCGCCCTATCCAGTTCCCGCGACTTGATGACCTCTTCCACCTGCTTTTGCAAGATCCCTTCAGCCTGGTTTCCAGCCTCCGTCAATCGAGTTGCCGAGCCTAGCCGCGCCTCGCCCAGTCGAGCCTCACTCTCAATCCCCGCTACCCGTTCCTGCGTCGGCAGCATCGCGCGGATCCCGTTCGCCCGCTCCATCGCGTTGCGCCCCGCACCGCGCATGTTCTCGATATACTCCTGGTTCCCACGCCAGGCGTTGATCTGGTCCGCCCCGCGCGTCTCCATTTTCCCCACGATCCCTTGCTGTAATGCCTTCTGTTGCTCCAAACTCTGCAATTGATTATACAGCACGTATCGCTGCCGGTCTTGCGTTCCATAGAGAAAAGTCTGGCCACTCAGTGCATCAAGCCGCGTCTGTTTGGCATTGCGCTCCGCCTCAATATCCGCCAGGCGTTGCCGTGCGTTCTCCAGCTCTTTGGCCACCTGGCTTTCAGTCTTCATCGACTGCGCCTTCTTTTCGGCCGCTTTGACCGCCGTCTCCGCCATCATCGCGGTCACCACCTCATTGCCCAGTCGTCGATGCTGCTCATTGATCTCGAATCGGCTCGTTTCTTCATCCCTCTTAAGTTTGCGCGTGGCATACCGCTCCTCGATCTCCAATAGCGATCGCGCCTTGCGGACCGGATCCTTTTCCCCATTCGCCTGCGAGACCTCAAGCGCCTTGCGGGCTGCGTCCAACTTGTCCTGGGCGGACATCTGAGCCCTGAAAACACTCGTCACCTTTTCACTCGCGGTAGCCGCCGATTCCGTCGCGTCCCTGATCGTTTGCATCTGCCGCGCGAAAGCGGCCGCACCCATCGCAGCCGCCTCAAAATCCGCTTTCCGCGCCTTCACCGCCTCCCCGTAACCCTCCCATTGCGACGTAGTTAAACTCTCGTTCAACTGGTCAATCTGCGACTTGATCGCCGCAAATGCCGCCGCCGCCAAAGTCGCTGCAGCGGTCACGGGATTGAGGAACAGCAGCGCAGCCGCACGCAACGGAGGATAGTCCCGCGTTAAATTTTTTATGACCTCCTTCAGGTCCTTCTTGTTGCTGGTCAGCTTATCGGTCTTGAGCGCTGCCTCCACCTCCTCTTTGGTGACATTCTTAACCGACCCCGCCAGCTCATCATTGGCCTCCTTAGCCAGGCGTGAAAACTCCGTGTTCTCAGCCTTGCGCTGTGCCGCTTTGGCCATCAGGGCTTCGTCTTCGGGAGAGGCTATTTTGCCCTGCGCCTCCGCCTGCGCCGCTGCCATCTTTTGCAGCGCCTGCTCATACCGCTCCGATTCATCCGCCGCCTTCCCCACGGCCGCCGCCGTCTTCTCGAAGCCCGCCGCCGCCTGCTGTGACCCTGCCACAGCCGAGCTCGCGTCCGTCGTGATATTGATTTTGAAGTCGGGCATTAATTAACCCCCACCCTTCCCGTGACAGTCGTGCTCCCCGACACCCTCCCATTCAGGACTGCGCCCGACGGCGGAACGTATGGTGGCATCTCGGCTCCCGAAACCAACGGGTGAGGGTATGCCAGCGGCGTGTATCCCGGCCTGGCCGAATTGAAATAATCCCTTCCAAGCTTCACCAAATTAGTGATGTTGTGATTACAGACCGCAGAGTCGTCTTTCAGGTTTGTCGTTGCGTTTGTTCCATCTTGCATATTTCCCCAAACGTAAATCGGTAGCAACGTCTGCGCATTTGTTCCGTAAGGCCACGCCTGAATCACGCCCGGCTGCTGATTTGCCGGATACCCAGTGCCGTCGATGTTGCCATCCAGGCAGTTGAAAATCTTCAATTCCGTAGCACTAACGGACGATTGCACCCATTGCCTATTCCGCGTCATCCCGGTCGCATATTTCGTCCCGGCACCACCAGAAAGCTGCAAGGCTGCGCCCAGGTTCGTGAGAGATTCGGCCAACGATGCCCCACGTGCAACGCGCTTGTTCACCGTGGTAAGGGTAGTCTCGAACGTATAAAGCTCATCATTAAAGCCTAGCGCAATGGTTTGCCCGTTGGTTGGTTGGATTCCTCCAAAGTCGATGGTATTTGTAACCCCCGGCACTCCTATTCCAGTCACGATTGAATGGGCATAGAGGCATGATCGGTAGTAAGCAAGCTGAAGAAAGTCGCCAGCTCCGTACACCTTGTTGGAGTAGATATTTCCAGTTCCGCCGCGAATTTCAATCGCCAAAACTATCGGAGTTATGTTGGTAAAAATATTGTTGTAGATTTCCCACCACCGCGTCGATGTATACTGCGAATCGTAACCGTGAACGCCTGAAGGAGCATTGCCGTCCAGAAAATTGTACCTCATGCAAAAAGCCGCTCCGGCATACGCATCAAAGAACCCGTTTCCTGCGTTGTTTCCATTGTAGCAATAATTGTCCTCTGCATACCACATGTTCGTGGTCCCCATCGGGTTGCTATTTGTCCAAGAGACAATATCGTTCCCGCGAAAAGTGAATGGCTCACACGCGGCCCCGGCCTTCGTGACAAAATAGCAGTGGTCGATTACCCCCCAGGAATCGCTGGCACCAACATCAAAACCGCGATAGATGCAGTTGGTCATCTGTATCCTCGTGAACCTTGTTGGACCATTCATTTTCACGGATGGTGCGTTTGCTCCAACCGCAAAAAATCCGTAAGAATTATTGATGTGACCTACGCAGTTCAAGTCGGAGACGGTCAACAGGTTGCTGCTGTTCTTCCGAAATCCTATGACCTGAGCTAAATTTGTTGAAATCAGTGTCGTGAGATTAGTTCCGGATCCACGCAAAGTGAACGACACGGCACGATCATGCACAATACTATTACTCATCATGCACGCGCCAGGTTGTATGTGAATCGTGTCACCATCTCCGACCACGGCGATGGCGTTGGATATAGCCAAATAATCACACGAGATGGTATTTGTGATTCCCGCCCGAACCGGAACGAGAAGTGCGACCATCGCCACAATTGCTAAAATCAGCTTCATGCTATTTGGCTCCCGCTGCATATATTGCAGCAATGTCAGACGCACTCAGCGCATTTGTGTAAAACCGAGCATCGTCAATTTCAGACCGGAAAAAGGTTCCGGTCGTACCCGCCCCATCGCTTCCAATTTTGAGACCGTACGCCGCAGTGGGGGCGAATGTCTGCGCCTGATTGGTATTGTTTGGCACACCGTTCAGGTAGATTTCCAAGAATGACCCATCCCAGGTAAACGCTGCATGATACCATGACCCAACTGCCATCGTATTTGTGCCGGATAGGGTTGCATGTTGGGTGGTGCCACTGTTAATTGAGCCTAGCAATTTGCTATTGAGTATTAGAAAATTAACACCATTCGCCTGGCTGCCAGCAGCTGAACCGTTCGACATTAAATTCTGATATGATCCGACACTGTTTGCCATTTTCATCCAGCACATCATCGTCCCGGAGTTCGTTGCCTTCAGAAGCGCATTAGCAGTGCAAAATATGGCCTGGTTGGTGTTACCGCTGTAAAACACGATATCTCCGTTGGTATTTGGCCCCGTCCCCCACGTCGGACTGTTTGACAAATACCCCGCCAGCCCATTTCCACTTGAATCAACCGCAGTAATCCCGCTGGCATCGTTCAACTTCCACCACCCAACTGGAGTTGGAGTTGACGGGCTTGCCACCGCCGCCACCCCATTCGTCGTCGTTGTCATCAAACCACGAAACGACCATGCCATATTCTCATTTGTCATCCCCGAGACGTACAGCACGGCATCCCCCGGCTGTGTGTTCGTGTCCCACCTGGTGGTAATCCCCGCGTCACTCCGGTTCACCGCAATCGCACTGCTCGCCGCCAGGTGCGTCACCCCGGTTCCTCGCCAAAAAAGATGCGCCGATTGTCGGCTGTACCAATTTGTCGGCCCCGACCCAACCACCCACGACTGCATCCAAATCGCACGATTTGTCCCCAGGGAATTGGTCCACACTGCGGACTCCGTGTTGTTGGTCGAAGTCCATACCCCGGAAAAATCAGACGCCCCGCCCGAGCCTGATCCGCTCAAGCCGGACATCTCCCCGCCCGTGATATAGACCTGGCCGTAACCCTTTGCTACAGCCGCCAAACCCATCAAAATGAAGATCAATTTTTTCATGGTAAAAATCAGTAAGGTGAAGCGATCAGATTCGTTTTGTCCCATTGCCCACTGCCCGGAATGCTGGTCAGCACGTAGACCACCCCGTTCGACTGCCCAAAGTAAGCCTCGCCCATCGTGCGGGGAGCAGTCGGCCAGCTCGCAGGAGTTGCGGACGGTAAAAAGTACCCCTCAGCCGCTGTCACCGAACCATCCACGTCCCAGCCCGCGTCCTGGAGCTTCATCACGCGATCCCCCGATAGATGCATTTCTGCGGTGCTAAAATATATCGAATCCGCGTAGGTTGTGCCCTCAAATTTCATCGGGCCAAACAGCGTTAAAATGTTCGTCCCCACAGCCTGCATCCCCGTCGCCCCAGCCGGCCCATCATCCAGCAGCAAAACACCCGTCAACCGGCTGGCGCCATTCACATCGAAATTCGCCCACACTTCACAATTCCCAGACATTGTCGCGGTCGACTCCACGTACAATTGATACGCCATCAATTGATCCTGCACCCGCAACCCAATTGCCCCCGGAATCACCCATCTCCCCTCCGTGTCCGAGTACTCGAGAAGGTTTGCGGCGCCATACGGATCTGTGAAAACCGCCACCCAATCTCCCGTTGGCACCGGAATCGACTGCCCCACGCTCAATTTGCTACTCGTCGCGACCCCCGCCCAATTCGACAGATTCGGCCTTCCCGCTTGCCTCAACCACGCCTCGCTCTTCACTACCTCATTCGAAGCCAAATTGATCTTCGCCACCAGCGCGGTATTCAGTTGATTCGTCCCGTCGAGCTGCTTCTGGGCCAGCACCGAGTTCGTCGCGTTCAGCATGTTCGTCGTCGCCAACCCTGACCGAGCCACTACCGTGTCAGCGATGTTCGTGGCAGTCCCGGCGCTCACCCCATTCGTCGGCCCACCAGCAAGAGCGGTGATTGAGTTGGTCATCTGCGCCAGCGCACTCTCCAGCCCCTGCACTCCAGTGCGCGGCAAATTCGTGCTCTGCGCTAGGTTTGCCACGAGATTCGTCCCCGACAACGTCCCAAACGAGAGCGCACCAATAGCCACCGGCCCCGGCAGCGCAATTCCACCCGCAAACGTCTGCAGTTGGTACCATGTGTTGGCCGTGTTCGTTGCACCACCCAGCCCACCACCAGAACCCTGCGCTCGATATAATGCATCCGTCGCCGGGTCCATCTCGTTCGTTGAGATGCCGGAGAGGCGCGCCGGCGGAACAATCCCAACCGCGAGCGACGACGCATTCAGCCCGGTCAACCCCGCAGCGATGCCATACCAGAAACTCCCGTTCCACCCTGCCACAAGGGTCGATCCACTGGCGTTATAAAACCCGATCTGCCCCGCGCCCGACCCCGAAAACATCGTGGTGCCGTTCAGCGTAATGTTCGAACCCGATCCCCCATTATTATTGATCGCATTCGTCGCAGACCCACCCACGATCTGCTGCACCAGCGCATTGCTGGCCGTATTCACCGCCGCCGCTGTTGCCGCCGCCTGCTCCGCTACCTGAGCGGCCACATAGGGCACGGTCGCCAGCCCATTTGCCGCAGGAAAATTCAAAGGTGCGGTGATAGTGCCGTTCGTATTTACTCCCAAGTAGGCCGCGCCCGCATTAAGCGCCAAGAGCAGGGCGCCTATTAATAGAGTTTGAAGTTTCATAATTGTTCTAAGTCCAAAACAGCCACATCATCCACCATCACCAATACCGCTTTATAATTGTGCCCATCACTCGGACCCAACCAAGGCAGCGTCGAACTTCCAGTTCCCGCACCAGGCTCAAGTGTGATTAGCGGCACTCCGTCCACCAAAACCAACTCCATGTGATATGCGGTCCCGCTTGTTCCTCCGCTCCAGGGCAGTGTGGTCGATGTCGAGTTCGTTACGGCCACCGCCGCCAACAGCGCGGACACCTGGCTCTGAACCGCATTACTCATTGCCTGCACCTGCTGTAGGTAAGCCGCCGGCAGCGCCGCATTCATCACCGTCGCCCCCGAAGTGATCAACTCCGCCGCCGAATAAACTCCATCCCCCGCCGGTACCGGCATCCTCAGCCGCTTCCCGTCCAGGATCACAATGTAGTTCGCGCACACCAAATTCGTCCGCGCCAAGCCCGCCACCGGCTGCACCGTCATCGTGCGGCTATAGAAAAGATTTGTGTTCGCGAGCACCACATCGCCATCCATCTCGATCTGGATCGGTCGATTATTCGGCGCTCCACTAAGCTGGAAGGTCGAGAAAACCACCTCCGCCCCCGAGGCAGCCAGCACCATAACTCCCATCAAAGCTATAATTCCCAATGCCATCTTCATAAATTGTATCTGCGTTCTCTGCGTTCTCTGCGGTTAAGCAACCGTCGTAATCCCAAACTGGTAACGCACCGTCCACCGCAACCCCTCCACCCCCACGGCCGTCACCGCCTTCAAAGTCGCCGAGGCAAACGTCAGCTTGGTCGCATCAATCGACAGCTCCAGCGTCCCCACCTGGTTGATCCGGCCATACTCCGCCAGGAAGTAAGTCGCGGCCGCCGCCCTGGACTCATGCGACTTCGCCGCCGAGATCACCACCTCGCCCGCGCTATTCCCGCGCATGAACCGCGCCGGATTCGCCGCGCGGAACAACGGCACCACCTGCTCAGACGCGCCGCCCCCCAGCGACTCCAGGGCCAGCGTATGCTTGGCCGCATCATCCCCCAGCGTCACCTTAGCGACCACCGGCGTCGTCGATGTCCATTCGGCTTTCACTTCTTCATTCCGGAGATTTCAGCGAGCTGCTGGTCAATAGCTTTTGCCGCTGCAGCCCGCTCCATATGCCACCGCAGATTATCGTGGGCCGTCTTCAAGCCTCCGATGGCTCCATCTACAAACGGCCCTTGAGGCCCCTTTAACAGCCCATTAATGAGCCCTTCAATCGTTGTGATTTTGTCTTTCATAACTTGATTCTCTGTTTCACCACGCCCGAGCGACGGTGTCAGTTCTCATCTATTTTTGTCGTTTAAAAATAGTGAGCACTGACACCTCGCGGGAACTACGCAACAGTCGCCACCGCCGCCGCCACACCCGATGCAAACCCTCGCGTCGTTTCCCACGCGACCTCACCCACCCGCAGCGGATCCACCCCAAACGCCGTCCCGCTTTCCGTCATGCCCGCATTCTTCAGCACCACGGAAACCCCGGTGCCCGTCAGCGTCAGATCCGCCGCGCCCGCGCTCAGCAATGCGCCATGCGCCGTCCCCACTGCCTGCTGCGTATCCACCTGGGCCATCGTCGGGCCAATCGGCACACACTTCAGCCCACCCACCAGGCCGCCAGGGCCGACATACATATCCACCGTGCCCAGGCCATCCACGACCTGTGGCTTGATATCCAGCTGCCAGCCCACGTTGAAACCCTTCTCGCCCACGAACGACGTAAACCCCGTCTTCGCACCCCATGCCGCCGAGAACCGCGACTTCTTGAACGTGGTTAGGGCAAAGCTCGTCTCCGTGTACGTCGCGGTATCCCGCGTGAAATAAGCCGCCGAGTCCTCCGGGTTCTTGTTATTCGCCAGGAGCGACGTCACCTCGATCGCCGCCGCGAACAACTCCGAATCCACCCCGAGGAAGAGGTCCATCAGCTTCGTGATCCGCGAGTTGTGGTACGTGATCTGATCCCCATTTCGCGCCAGAATCACCATCGCGGCATCCGTCGTGCCGAACAGACTGGTGCCCACCGATGGATTCATCAGCGCGGAGGGGAACAGCACCGAGAGATTCGACCAATGCCCGAACAGCGTGAACGAGTGTTTGATCACCAGGTCGGACTTGAACTTGTCCACCTGGCCGTGAAGCGAACATGCAACCGGATTCCACACCGGCGCATGCCGAGGCACGATATCATCCCGCGTGAACAGCGTTACCCCGCCCAACGTGACTATCGCCGGACCCCGGCCCAATGAAGCTCTAGTAATTGCCATAAATTTGTTCCTTCAGTTTGTTTTTTGCCCCGTGCGGGCTAGCACTTCTTCGTTAACTCCGTTTGCTTCTGTTTAAACCCCATCCACCGAGATCGTCCCCCTCGGCACCGCGCTATCGATCATCCCCGCCTTGAACGCGCACGCCCGGATCGTCAGCCCACTCACCGGCACATCAATCGGTGCGGTGTAAGCAATCGCCCCATCGCGACCAGGCGCCGGATATTCATCATTCAGCGAATACCAAATGCTTGCGCCCTCAGTCGCACACGTGATCTGCACCTTCGGCGTTTCCGCGGGGAATGTTGCAAACTGCGGCGCCGCCACCTGGCACAGCTCCTCGGCGTCCGCCTCGATGGTCTGGAAATTCACCTGCAGCGCGGAGACCAGCGCGCCCAGCTCCGCCTCCAGATCCACCGAATCAATCAGCGGTTTGCCCGCGACAAACTCCGTCACCAGTCCGCCAAGGGACAACGGCTTCACCACACACACAATGCGCCGGGCAATGCGCCGAGCCGATTTGCGCGTGCCCTTCGGATCATTATTCAACTCGCCGTGCTCGATCACCTGGAACGCGGGCTGCAGTGTGAGCGGACCAAACGCCAGGTTGGGGTAGATATCCTCCCCGATCATCGGGAGAATGATCACCGCCGCCCCGCGCTTACCACCCTTCTCAGTGAACAGCGCCTGCTTGCGCGCAATCGCCGCCTTCACCTTCCAGTCCTCAGCCACCAGCACCGGGATGTCCGCGAAGAACGCATCCGCCTCAAGGCGCGCCTGCAGCTCAAAAGGCAACCGTTCGATGATATCTAAAACGCCAAACATAAAATCATTGCGGCAAAGTCTGCTCCCACGCATCCACGATGGCCCGGCTCAACGCCGCACCCAGGATCGGCAGGCGCTCCTCAACCCCCGTTGTGATCGGAGCCCGCGCGGGAATATTCATCTTGCGCTTGAACACCCCCACCGATGTGTCCGCCTTGCGCACCTTGCGGTGAACCACTCGCTTGCCCAGTCCGTTGAAAGACTGCCGCTCAAAACGCTTGCGCGCATGCGGCCTCACCGTCACCTCACCATCGAAACCAAACTCATGCACGCCCGCGTAAACCACGTTGGTGCCGATAGAGCTCTCCACCGCACTCCCGCTAATCGTCGCATCCGCCCTCCGGAGTGACGGCCGTAGCCGGTGCGTCCGCTCACCCAACCGATGCAACCCCACCGGAAACGGCCCTTTGCCCGACAGCCGTCTTTCCGCAATCGCATCCACCGTCAACTGATTCTGAAGATTGGTCTCAACGACCACGGCCTTCATCAAGTGATCCGCGCTGCCGAGGCGTGCAATGATCTTTTGCGCCTCCTGGCTCAGCTCGATTTTAATTGCATCACTCATTGTTTATCTGCGTGTTTTGCGTGATCTGCGGTTCAACTCAGCTGGTACCGCACATACTCGTTGAGCACCTGCTTCACCATCGGCGCGAGATCCAGTGACGAAATCGACCCACTCACAAACTGGCTCGACGACCCCGTCTTCAAAATGTCAGTGCCCAGCTTGTCCAGCGACTGCCACACCGTGCGGCACTGGATCTGGAACGCGCCCCGCAAATCCATCGGCAGCTCCGTGGCACCCTCCGGCTTCACCTCAGGCCCATCCTCGCCGTCACTCGTGTTGAACCAGTAACCACCAGTCCATACCATGCGCACCTGCAGCGCCTCCGTCCCGAGCACCCCACCGAAATGCACCAGGCCCGACTTCGGATTCGTCCGCAGCGGTTGCCCTGTGATATCCTGCCAGGGCTGAGAATCGTAGAAGCGCATCTGCACCGACTTGATTGAGGCCACCGGATAACGCGGCAACACGTAATGCGACCGATCCCCAGTGAACAAAATCTCGGCGTCCACCTGGTACGCCAGCTCGCGGTTCGTCGCCGCGTCGAATAGCCCCGCGACCGCGCGCCCGATATCCAGGATCACCGGATCAAACCGCGTATCACTCGCCATCGTCCCCGCCAGCAAGTGCGCCTTCAACCCGTCCAAATTAGTCAAACCCGCGTTCATTTTTTATCTGCGTTCTCTGTGTAATCTGCGGTCAAAATTCAGTCACACACATGCTGCGGAAACCTCGGGTTCGGCCATTCATCCGTCACCTTCCGTAGATCCCGCCTGGTCGCTCGCCGTTCGCGCACATTCTCGCGCCGCACAATCCGATTCAGCGGCTCCGGTGCTTGCCTGGCCACTTCAGCATGAGCAGCCTTCTTTACCTCCCTCAAATTCGCAGTCGGCATATAGATATTAGGTCGATCCAATTTTCATCAGTCAGATGCCCCGTGCGGGCGAGCACCCTGGCGGCAGAAACCCCTAACCGCCTCCAGGGGCGACCCCTCGCATCGGCGCTACTCGTATAGCGCCGAAATTGCATCCAGACTGCACGCGCTCGTCCCGTCCAGGACCACGCGCACCGGACGCCCCCGCGCCCCCACGTAGATCGCCTGTCCGGAGTAGACCGCCGTAGTTGCGGCCACCTTGATCGTCGTAGCCGCGCTCATCTTGTAGACCTCCGATCCCACCGTCGTCGCATTGATCGTGGTAGTGACAGCCACATTCGTGCTCTGCGGAAACGAGTGAATCACTGCCGACCAGTTAGTCCCGGATTGCTGGCCCGCAATCACATCGCTAGGTGCCAGCCCGTTGGTGTATGCGATCACCACATTGGTACCAGCCGCCGTGGCCGCGCTCACCGAGTAAGGCGTAGCCCCAGACCGAAACGACAGCACCGAAGCCGCCTTATCGCTCGTCGCGATCGCGGTGACAATCCGCACCTGGCGATCCGGAATCGCCGGGAAGAACACCTCACAGGTGGTCGATCCGGACGCCGACTTCGTCACATACTCCGGCAGCGACTGCGCCCCCGCCGAAACCACCAGGCACCCCAACGCCAGGCTCAATCCAATTTTGTTTAGATTTTTCATATTGATAATCTCCAATCTAGGTAGGGACGGGTTCCACCCCGTCCCTGATTTATCCGTTATGCCGCCGGCGTCTTCATCACCGCAACCGCATCCGCAGCCGCGTAATCAAAGTCGATCTCCTCGATGAACCGCGTGGCCAGCTGATCATTCGCGAAGAACACATGCTCGCTCGTATCGATCCGAGGGCTGCCATGCTCGCCCATCCACCAGAACGAGAGCGCGCCGAACACCGCCAGATACTTGCTGGCGGCCGCTGCCGTGCCATAAGGCTCCAGCACATCCGTCCACACGATGGGATAACCATCGAGAGTTGCACTGCCATCCGGCAACCGTTGATAGACCAGCGGCTCTTGCTGCGTCTTGAATCGGGCCAGGGAAGTCTCCCAGGTCGTATCCAGGTAATACGCGGAGAGACCGCCGCTCAGCGCGGCCTTGTTCACCAGGCGGCGCAACGCGCGGAAATCTTCCAGCGTCGCATCGCTCGGCTTGGTCTTGCCGGCTGCCAGCGACAACACCTTGTTGTTATCCGCAGCAATTGCGGCCACACCCTTCACCGACTCATAAGTGGCCGTGCCATCCGCCAGGAATCCCCAGAGATCCTCGGCCCGTGCAAACTCCACCGCGCCATACCGCGCCAGGAACTGGCCCATCGGCACGATGCTCTGCTCGTCGATCTCCCGTGGCAACCGCACCAAACCACCGAGCTTGTGCGACTCCAGCGATGCGAACGTGATCGTCGGCGCCTTCTCATCAAATGCGCCAGACATCGCGATGCTGCCAAACGCCGGACGCGTTCCCATCCGTGCCGGCCGGGCCGTCCCCATGCCAATCGGGTAGGGCGACATCTTGCGACGGATCACCCCGAACTGGCTGATCAACTCCTTGATCTCACCGCCATATACTACTGGCAGCGGAATCTCCGTAGTCGTGAGCGCGGCCTTGCCCGTGATGCCCAGGGAGGCGCGAGCCTCACCCAGCAACGAATCCCGCGTGGACGAATTAGCCGACAGCGCCTCCAGTTTGCCGCTCGCAGCGCAGTGACAAATGAAATGCGCTGCAATCTCCCGCGCACATTCCTCACTCACATACCCGCGAGACTCAGCCCCGCCCACCCGCAATACTGCCGGGCGCATGCGGCTCTCCAGCCGGTTCTTCTTGATCGCGTCCAAGCCCGACTTGATTTCATTCACGTTGGTCTTCAGACCCTCGATGTCCGTCTTCAGCGCCGGATCGCCGCCCTTCTTTTCCAGCTCGGCCACTTTGCTATCGAGACCTTTCAGCCGGCCGTCGAGCGATTCCAATGCCTTCGCGGTTTTCTCCATCACGCCGGCGACACCGCCGCCGCCCTCACTGGATGCGTCCCGCAGGATGTGTGTGGGCAGCAGGCCAAACGTCGCCACCAAAGCCGCGCTCTTCGGCGCTGCCAATGCGGCCGCAATCAATACCGGCAGCACACACACCGCCACCAATGCCAGCAACACCCAACCAATGGTTGCGATGCGGCCATTCCGTCGATTCAGTTTTTTCCGATTTTTCATATATCAAACTCCGTCCAATCGTGGGTTCAATCCACGGCCAATCCTTTAGCGTTTTGCTATTGGCTATTGGCTATCCGCACTACCGTCGCCAGGAGTCCCAACTTCGCCTGCAGCTCAGCCAGGCCGGCATCTGCAGGGACTGCAGCCGGACCGGCAGTTTCGAACTCGGACTTTTCCAACGACAAATTCTTTTGCGCCTCCGCTTCGAGGAAATTCAGATCCTCCTCACTCGCGAGACCCGCCTTGTATGCTTTTGCCAGGGCATTGGGATTCGCCCCGATGATGCATGCGCTCAACTCCACCTGCTGTTGCTCCAGGTAAACCGCGCGCGGCGCACGCTCACCTCCGAGGCCCAGCTCCAGCAACTGCTGTTGGTACGCCGCCTGGTCAGCGTCCCACTTGCTCACCGCCCGCACCGGCCAGAACCCCACGCTCACGGCTTTGAGATACCCGGCCTCCGTCATCTTGAAACCCAGTTGCGCGAGCTTGTTCTCCGGCACGTCGATGGCCCACTTCACCGTCTCGACCAGCGCGGGCTTGCCGCCCACCTTATCGACCTTGAAATCCACCACCGACCCCAGCATGCAATCCAGCGAATCGTAATTGTGCGAATCCACGAACGGCGCATTGCGGCGGAACATATCGAACCGCCAGCCATTCACGCGGATCACCTCCCGATACGAATCCACCGTCTCGTCACTCGCCACGTACTCGACCAGGCCCGCCTTCGCATCCACCACCCTGGCCACCGGATAAATTGTTCTGCGCACCATTTTCATACTTCGTTTCCTTTGTTGCCTTCTGTAAAACTAGGTTCCCTCCGCCGTTCCCTCTGGTCCCGTCATGCTGCTCACCTCAATGCAGTGGCAGTTGATCACGTTCCAGGCCGCCCCGCTCGCATCCCCCGGATGCATCACCTCGTCACTCGCCCCCGTTTTGGGGTCGATCACCAAAAACTTCTGGTCGATGGGGACGATGGTTCCGTTCATCATTTTGTGAGCCGCGCGCACATTCGAGTTACCCGACACCAGCCATCGCTTCCATTGGATCCCGGCCGAGACCATCGCCTTGTGGCGGCCAAACCCCATCGCCGCCCCGGTTTCCGTCTGTGCAATCGTCTTGCCGCGCTTATCTGAAATGGCGTTGAACTCCGCTTTAACGGCCCTTTCAATGTCCGTCATGGATCCGCCCAGCTCGATCTGTTCGGCAATCGAATCGCGCACCCGGCCGAAAACTTCATTGGGCACATTCGAGAGTTTGTTCTCCCGCTCCTCGATGAACCGCATTGTGTCGAGCGAAGGCGCCTTCCACGGATCATCCCGGCCAACCTCCTTATATAGTTGGTTGCCCGAATCGATCACCGCCTGCAGCGACACCCCGCGCATCGCCGTCCGAAACTCCGCCGCAAAATTCGCCAGGTTAAAAAGGAAGTCGGCAGCAGCAGCCCGATCAACAGGTAGGGATGGGTTCCACCCCGTCCCTGATTTCTTGGCTTCCAACTTCGCCAGCACCTGGCGCCGCGCCTTCATCAGCACCTGGTCAAAATGACTGCGGAACTTCTTGATCGTCGGCAACCGCTTCGCGATCAACTCCCGCCACTGAGCCAACTCCTTCGCGTCCCGCCCATCCACATCCAAATCCCGCTCCTCAATCGAGCAGCCGCAGCAACCGAGCGATGGGGTCAGTTCTCGACTTTCTGTGTCGTCTACAGAAAGCGAGCACTGACCCCTCGCGGGAAATCGGTCAACGCCTGTCGACAGCGGCCCTCGCAAAGCCCGCAGCGCCTCGACAACGACGTCCGCCTCTTCCCCCAGCGCCGGGTCAACCGCGGGATCATTCGTCCCATTCGTCCCATCATTCCCATTCCCAGGCATGGCCCCATCGACCGGCACCGCCCCAAACGGCAGATACCCCACGTCATCACCGGGGAACTGCGGCAACCCCAGCCCGAGATACTCTGAGATCTCACACACCGGCATGCCCTTTGACCACAGCGTATCCACAGATGCCAGCCGTTCCTTGCGCACCTCCTGGAACACGGGGTGTTCATCCCAATTCAAAAACGCGCATACGCTCTGCTTCGTCAGCTTCAGCGCGAGCTGCTCCAGCCCATCGCAGAACTTTCCGCCCGCGGGCACGCAGGTATTAAGGATGAGCTGGTAAAAATCCGAGGCCGATCCAATCGAATACGCCGCCTTCACATCCGCCATCGATGGCGGCACCCCCATCGCGATGTAAACCTCATGGCGATTCTCAATCCGGCCCAGCACATAAGCCGCGTCCACGCTGCGCACCTGTGGATCTTCGACCGTGATATCCCCCGTCATGAAGATCGGCTTGAACTGCCCACGCAACTGCGCTGCCCGCTTGGCCCGGAGATCCGCCAGGATCTGCTCCCGCTGCCCATCGCTTGGGATTCCGTTTTTGGCCACGATGTACGGCCCAGTGTCCCCGTTGTTCGCCATGAGGTTCCGGGCGAACCGCCCCGCCAACCAGTCCGCTTCAGCCGCCAGCTCCGCCGCCTCGAACTGACCCAGACCGCGCCAGGCGTCGTAGGGATTCCACTGTTTGAGCTGGATCACCTGGTCAGGCAGGAGCAAATGCCGACGACCCTTGCCATCCGTGAACTCCCACCCGAGCAGCTCCTCATTCTGGACCACATGCCGCATCCGATCCGGCCGGGCCACGATGATCTGCATCGGACCGCCAGACGCATACGGCAGCAAGGTAGAATCCGGCAGCAGCCAGAACGATTCCCCCGCCATCCGCAACCAACCAATGGTCGCCTCGACAAAATCCGTATAGCCGAGCCCCTTCATCGGCGACCGCAGCAACTGTTGCATGACCGGCAACTCCAGCGCCTCATCCTCATCCACCGCCCGGCGCCCCCGCTCCGTAAGATACTTGCGTGCCTTAGCCCTGGACCTGGACTTCTTGGCCCCTTTGCCCACGCCCATATAGCCTGCATCCGCCGCGTAGAAATCCACGCACACCGCCGAGATCGGCCCAGAAATCTTGTCGATCGCGCTCCGCACCCATGCCGACTTCCGGTATGGATCCGTCAACCGATCCGGTGCCGAGACCATGTCCAAGCCAGAGGCAAAAGCAAACCCGGCCGCCCCGCCCGGCGCCTTCCCAGTCACCCTGGCCATCAACCTCTGCCCAAAAGATTTCCACCCATTGCTCAATTGGCACCCCCATTGCCCAGTAAGACCCCTCGCCACAAGGCCATTAAACCCCCATTAAATTGACCGGAGACCCCCGCAAGCTCATTTTGGCTACGTCGATACCCCGAAAACGGTCCTAGGGGCACGCAGGCACTTGGCTCAGTCTTGCAATTCTCAGTATGATTTTGCCTTCCCATAATTTTGCCACTCATACCAGCGCACTCCAAAAATCCGACACCCTCCGGCTTGCCGCCCGGATCGCCAGCGCCACACTCCAGAAATGATCCGCGTGCCCCGCTTCATCCCTGGTCGCCGCGATCGACACCCGCCCGCCTGGTGAAGTCAGCTTCTCCGGCTTGCACAGATCCGCGCGCAACTCCTGGTCCATTGGGATCTCCACCGACCGCTCCTCAAAGCACGCCAGCATCTCCGTCGCCATGATCTCCGTCACTCTGGCCGTCTCACCCTTGCGACCATCCGAGCGGATCCGCTGCGTCATCGGTTCGGTGCTTGAGAAATTCACCCCGCGCACCAGGTGGTCACCCATCGCCTCCTGGAGATACTCCACCAGGCCGAGGCCGATGCCCGTCATGTCCCCCTCGTAACCCCGGAACTTCGGCAGCCGGCACACGATTTCGATTTGCGCTTGCTGCGCAGGGAGGCGCATACCCGCCATCCGCAGCATCCCGACCACGCGCTTCATCTGCCCGTCTTTCTCCAGCACGGTCACGACTGAGAGATCGCGAGTCCGCCCGATGTCGTTGCCCACGTACAGATCACCAGCAGCCCGGAACATTCGTTGGATACTCGCCTCACTCCATCGCTGATCATCCACTGGCACCAGGTCCCGTTCCGCCGCGCTAATCAGTTCATGCGTCAGGAGGGCCATGTTCTCGTCATTGAACCGGCACTCGTAATTCTGGTCATACGCGCGCTTGTCCATCGCCTGCTTGCGCGCTTCATCCGGAGTGATCGGCTTGCGCGTGTTCGGGTCGTAAACCTTTACCCCCATCTTCCAAGCCTCGGTGCGCGTCACGCGAGAGACCAGGAACCCAGCCGAAGAAAGAAACGGCGTGCCGTCATCCGGACCGACCCCGGCGCACATCCGGTAAAACATGTTATGCTTGCCGTTCCCCGTGCTGCTGATCCGGCAGAGGAACTCTGGATTCGAAGAAAGGATCGGCTCCGCGGCTTCCCAAATCGCGTTGCTGTCCTCGTGAAACGCCATTTCATCCAGGATTAAATCGCCCGAGAACCCGCGCGCCGTGCGAGGGTTGGCCGCCAAAACCTTGATGCGCCCGATCCGCTCCCGATTGCCCACCTTCAGCGTGATGCGGCATTCCATCCGCATATTCTCGTAAGTCAGATCCTCGGAGAGATCCGAGTTGTGCATCGCCACGCCCATCTTCGTGCAGATCTCCGCGCACTTCAGATTGAACTCCGCCCCGTTGTCCCGCGAGTTGCTCAGCACCGTGATCAACCAGGTGTCATACTTTTGCAGCTGCGAGAGCAACCGGTCCACCGCCCAGGCCGCCAGCGTGAAACTCTTACCAATCTGCCGCGACCAATGCAGAATCAGGATACCGCTCGTACGGTCCAGAAAGATCGGCCTCTGGTATTTCCGAAACCGGACAATCGCATCCTTGATGACCGTCGATTGCTTCAAGCCGCGACCTCCCCTGGCAACTCGCCGAACAGCTTCATCCGGATCTGTTCAACCCGTTGATCATCCGTTAGCGAGCGGTCCGTTGAAATCACCTTCAATTCCGGCAGCTTCTTGAGGCAGGCCTTGGCCGCGTCGAACTCAAACTTCGCCCGCGCCAAACTGCGATCCTCCTTTTTGCCCCGTTCCTTTTCCCACTCCAGCACGCGATCCATCAGACTGCCCACCACCTTGAACATCGCCGGATCCAGGTTCGCTTGCGTCGAGAGCTTGAGCACCAGCGTGCGATGCAGCGCGATCAACGTCTCCACTTCCGGCGAGGGGCTCTTACTCAGCGCCGCCCTCACCTCATGACACTGCCGCGCGCCACTTGCGATTTGTGACAGCAGCAACTCCTCTTGCCGAGCCGACTGCCGCGCCTGCCACCAATCACTCAGCCGGCTCAACGAAACGTCGCATCCATCCAACCGCAGCTGCTCCTGGGCCTGCGCGAGCGTTTGCCCTGCAATAAACCAGTCCTGCAGTCGCTCCGCGTAAGCGTCGAGTTTGGATGCCTTCTGTTTCATTTCTGCGTCAATCTGCGGGCCTCTCAGGACTTCTCAATGTTCCACTTCTGGAACTCGTACGTCCGCTCAGCCGGCGCGGTCGCAGTCGATGCGCAGCCGACCAGCAGCGCACTAAGCGCCAGCATAATAATTAGAGAGAATTTCATTTTCATTCGGTTGGTAAACCGCCTTTGCCTGCGGATCGAAATACATCACCGCCAATTTCCACTTACCCAAGGCAGGCAGCCCATCATTCACGACGGTCCAGTTGATCGCATGCCGGTCCCGCGTTTCCCGCGACACAAACCGCCAGTCCCCCAGCAACGTTCCATATTGGGTCAACGGATTCGCAGCATCCGACCTCGCCACGGCCTGCATCAACTCCCGCGCCCAATGACCGCACACGTAAACTCCGTCGCGGCTCACCAGCCCCATCCGTTGCACCTCCGCGTCCCAGAGCCGAGGCAACTGCGTCTGCACCCACGCGCGCGAAGGCAGCTCATACTCATCGAGCAGCATGTCCCACCGCATCGCGTCCACCGGCCACCGCGGCGACGGCATCTCGCGCAGGAACGTAAAAATGTCCGATCTGGTAAGAGACGTCTTCACAGCTTCGCGGCCCTGTGGTTTCCCTCCTGGGTGAGCGACCAGGATTTCCCCGTCAGATCATCCGACAGCCCGAGCACATATCCGGATGTCTCCACTGCCTTCAGAGCCAGCTCCACGTCGGCCCTGGTAGGATTCTCCGGACGGCTCATCAACTGCACCGCGCCCAGCAGCGCATCCTCCGGCATCGAAAGCCCATCGCAGCGCAAAAGCGCCAATAAAATCAAACGCTTCAGTTTTTGGTTCATACCGGTAAATAGCGCGGGGCACGCCATTGGCAGTGGCGCACCCCTATTCAGTTTAAATTGTTAGGCAGGAGCCTTAGTCGAGTCAGGAACGTCCGCCTTTGCCACATCGTCAATGTGCAAGCATTCCTTGATCGTTACGTAAGGATCGTTTTGGCTGATAGCCGCAATTCGCCCATTGCACGTCTCACTGTTCGCAGTTGTGCTGTGCAATATTCCGCTGAAACCCCAGGCCAGGTTTACCACCTTATCCCCCGGCTTTGCTTCCCGTCCGTTTTTATAGTGCATAATTTTCTTCTCTGCGTCTCCGCGTCTCTGCGGGATTTATTTTTTAAGGGTCCGCTCATTCACCGCCGCCACTGCGTTATCCAGATTATTCAGCCGGTCATGCAGTTTCGAAGTCCTCGCCTCATCGCTCGCGTTGAGTCGCCGCTCCATCTCCTGGAGTTCCCTCGTCAGCCCCCGTTCGACTCCGCCCAGCTTCTTGAAGAAATTGTCATGCTCCTGGTCATTGCGGAGGACGTGATCGCGAAACTCAGACTTCGCCACGAAACGCTCGATGCTGTCCGATTGCACCTCGCCCGGCGTCGGCTTTCCTCTCACGCGATCCACCACCTTCATCAGATGGTTAATCAGCATCACCACGAACGTGAGGCATCCAAGCCACGCTGCTATTTCCACCGGAGGATTGGTCCCCATACAACAGTTCAGTTTCTGCGTGTTCTGCGGGCAATCACTTCCCAGCGGCCGCCTTGATCGCCGCCCCCACCACAGCCCCGGTGATCTTGTCCACCAGCGCCACCGCATTCGTCCCGTCGCTCACCTGGTTCAGGGATCCGACGGAGGCCGACTGGGTCTTATCCGTCTGGCTGGCCTTAAACTTCGAGAGCTCCGAAGTGCTCGCGAAGAACGTAGAGGCCGTGACGGTCGTGGTGATCGTGCGGTGGGGGACGTTGTCTTTGTCTTCATAACTGGAATCAACCTGTTTCGTTTTGAACCGAGCGCATCCAGAGCCCACCAGGACAACCCCGCAGAGCGTTAGCAGCAACAAGCCCTTCAGACTCGCCCTCAGCGTGACCAGCCCCGTAAACCCAAGCCCGGCCAAAACCTTTTGATCAAATTCAAAAATTCCCGCCCAGCACCCCAGCAAATACAGCCCGGCCACCAACGCCACGAAGTAAGTCTTCTTGCCCTGCAGAAACGTTTTGAAACCGTCCAGATTTCCCGAAGATGAATTTTCAGTGCTCATGATTTTTAATGCTCGATAATGTTTGGGTCGCGGGATCCTCCGGAGGCGCCACACCCCCGGAGGACCTTGCTCGCGTCAACTAACACCCATGATTTCTCATGCAGGCCGCATCATGACACACCTCCTGCCAACAGTATTCCCTAGCATAGGCGACCATCATTCCACCCTTGAAAACCCGCATCAGAAGACCATCCGAAGCCCATCAGCTATCCGCTATTCGCAATCAGCTATCAACGCCTCAACCCTTCAACGTTTCAACGTCCCCAGAAGAGACGCCGCCCGGCATCGCACCGAGCGGCCACTAAAAAAACGACCCCGAGCCTTGTGGGCGCGAGGTCTGCCGCGATTAAACCACTCCGCAAAAAATTGTCAAGCCCCTCTCCGCACCTCCGCGCCTCCGCGTGATAATCATTTCGCCTTGGCCGACTCCTTGATCGTTAATTGATTACTCCGATTTTTCCAAAGGTTCACTCTTCAGCTTGGCTCGCTTCAGTAGCTCTTCAGCCTCCAAGTTCCCCTGGGCTGCGGATTGTGTGAGCCAATAAACTCCCAGGGTTTTATTCGTATCAAAACCATCAGTCCCATTGAGGTAATTTTGCCCCAAAGCGCACTGCGCCGTGGGCAGCCCATTCGTAGCCTGTTCCATTCGGAACTTAATCGTCCTCTCGCGCATCGCCGAAATTTCATCCGCTGTCTTTGGTTTGGACACTGGCGGAGGCAACGGCCTGGATACGACGGGGCGAACGGCATCGGCCTCTCGTTTAGTTACAGGGAGCGTGAAAGAATCCGAAGATCGTGAAGAGCTGGTTCGCGCCCCACCGTGATAGTGATACTGGCCCGTTCTTCTGTCCGTGTGGCCACCGCTGGCATCCGTTCTTCCCGGATGTGCACTTCCCAGACTAATCGCCGCCGCGATTGTCATAACTCCAACCAACATCCCAATGTCTCTTTTGCCCATAGGTTTCCCTCTCCCATCACTGCCCGTAAACCAGCCCCATCTCAAAAACCTCCATCCCCTCAAACACTTCCCCTGTTTTCATCGCAAAAAAAGCAATTCGATACGCAACGTCCAGCGATGTCGGATACTTCAGCAGCTCCTTTTCAATCTGAACCCGCCGTAATTCAGCCCGATGAACATTGCCACCCGTTATCTGATCCCGCCTATCCCTCAGATCCTTTCTCTCCCGTTGTAGTGCCAGCACCTGTCGCTCTTCTGGAATGGGAGGATGCTTCAAAAAAATCTTCATGCTCTGCCCCTTACCCGGCCAGCTACACACCGTCGCGGAAACGATCCAGCCCGAGGCTCGCTCGGCCACCTTCGATCCGATCACTTGAGACCACGAAGTCAGCGGCCGCTGCGCCATCATAGCATCCATCATTGCCACCTCCTTTGGCACACGACGACCAAACTCCGCGTTGGGGGAATCCCGATTAACCTGAACCGCGTTCGTCCACCAGGTGAACAAGGGCCTCAAGTTGATCCGTGACCCACCGATGAGTCGATCCGGATTCCGAAACGACATTGCATCATCGGCCAGCTTGCCAGCCGTGGCGGCGACGATCCCCAGTGCCAGCATCGTGGCCAGAATTAACTTATTCACATGTACTCCGTATTTTTAGGGTAGGACGGTTTTTGTCCTACCCTCTCGTTTATGATCCTTGGTGCAGCATGAAACATGAATCATTTTCTTGCCCCGAACCCGGCATCGGACCATGCTGGTTTTGCAAATTTTGCGTAGGGCATGGCGGCCAGAAAACTGCAACCTTTCTTAAACTTCGCCACGTCCAAAACGCGCCTCCATTGGCGCGGCTTGGCGTGTACGGAGTTTGGGCTGTTGCAGGCCCTCTGGCCGGATGCGTTGAGTCCGCGCCCTTTGTTTTCCTATTGGCAACGCCGGGCAGTCACACGTTAGGTTTTTTTGAATCATGAAAAGAGTTTTCACCCCTGCTCTGGACCCCGAGCTTGCCTCACTTGTTCAGCATCTTTCTCCCGAGCAACTTCTCGCTCTGGCTGGGATTTACGAGTCTTGGGCTCGCGAGCTTCGGGCTTCCGCGCAGGCTTCTCGCGCACGGCCCGTGAGATCGCCGCGGGGATGGACGCCTTTGCCACCGCCTCGGCCGCTGCTAAATTAGTCGCGGCAATTTCCTCGGAGTCCCTTAGATCTAGGACCCGGGCACCCAGGGCTGCAAACTTCACTGTTTGCTGCGTCATCTTTCCTATTGGGGCTTGCACATTTTCGTCCGTTCTCCGGCTGTCGAACGATTGCAGAATCTGCTCCCAATTTTCAGGCAGCATCAATTTCCCCTTTCGTTCAAATTCTTCCAACCACGTCTCGATTAGGTAGCGCATCAGGCTGGCACGCTTGTGTCCTATCTTGGTCGCGGCTTTGTCCAGTCGCTTCACCACGTCATCGGGAAGCCGCACCGGGATTGGTTTCGTTTGGGCCATTTCTATTGATATACGACACCCCTGAAAAAAATCAACTTTTTCTGTTGACGGATCGTATACCACGGATATACGTTAGCCCATGAAACGAATGAAACATAAGTCGACTCCAACCACCCGGCCCATTCCTGTGCGCTTGCACGGTGAGACCTGTGATCGCCTCGACAAGGTGGCGCAGATGCTCTGTGCCAATCGAGCCCTCATCATGCGCCTGGCGATCACCCAGATACTTCCCGACCTCGAGGCTGGTCGGCTGATCCTTAAACCCGCCGCATGAAGAAACCGTCCCGACAACGCCGCTGGCAGCTTCGGAAGGAGGCCGCTGGCCTTTGCATTATCTGCGGCCAAAAACAGGTCGCTGCCTATTACTGCCTGGTTCACGCCGTTTACCAGCGGGAACGCATGCGCGCCAAGTTGGGATGCAAGCGCCGTAACAACTGCAAATCGAAAAAACTCGAAATGTCATGAACCCCACCCAAACCCAATCCGCCCCCGTCTCCCTTCGCTGGCCCCTAGCCAACCCAGTCACCGGCCAGCCGCGCAACCCCTTCATCAACACCAACGATTTTTGCGACTGGCTCAGCCAGCGCAACGATGGCACTGGCGGCCTGTGGTTCAGCGAGGCCACCCACATCGAAAACAGCCAACCCCGCCCCGACCTCAACTAAAATGCCCGCCCAACCTCAATTCTCACTCCCCGACGAAAAGCCCACCGAAGTCCTCTGGGAAATCTCCACCGCGCGCACCCACCTGCTCGGCGAAAACGAGGACAGCATCCTCGAACTGATTGAAGTCGGCTTCGTTCTCTGGGCTTGGAACATCGGCCGCATCGGCTCTCGGGAAGTGCGCATCTGGCCGTCGAGCGTTGGGCATTACAAAGTCACGTGGGGATCGCGCTTGGAAACCACCACCGAAGCCCAGATCCTGACCGCCATCCACGCCGCCCTGGGAGGCAAACCCTTTACCACCGGCGACCGCCTCCGCCTGGTCCTCAACTGCTCCAGCTCGCACGTCACCAATTTGCTCAAAGCCAAACTCCTCACCCCCGTCCCCGGCACCAAGTGGGGACCCGGCCCGACCGGCTCCGCCATCATCACCTGGGCGAGCGTCGAGCAATTCCTCAAGTCCCGGAGGCTCGCATGATTAAAACTTTCCACGGCTTCAAAGGTAAAATGGCTGGCGCCCAGATCGGCGACATCCAATTCGTGATCCTGGCCCCCACCGCCCGCCAGCTCGAAACCCTCTGGAGCGGAATCATGACCACACCCCTCGACCCAGCCGGCATCAAATCCGCGATCCTGATCGAAGCCTCCACACTCCCCGATCACCGCGTCAACATCGATCCCACAGTCCCATAG